ATCGTTCAAAGCATGGACTTTACTGGGAAACTTATCCAAGCACAGATCCGTCAGGACTGTGTTGGTAAGACCCATAAAAGGACCCCTTGGGAGAGGCTATTGCCTCTCCTCGGAAATCCTAATCATGAGGATGCCGATAGGCTATTCTACATGATGCCCTCGGGAAGTCTCCTATCGGAGAAATACCGGGGTAAACGGCTTGGTCCACAACAGTGGCACAAGAACCGATACTTCACACCTCTTCAAAAGAGGGGGTTAATGAAGGTACTCTGTACGGATATTGGTATATCCGCCAGAGCAAGCAGGGTATTGGTCGATAGACCAATAAACCACTTTAAGAGGATCGAAGAATTCATATCTGGATTCGTCGACTCCCTTTGGCTCGCTGACGAACAGGTATTCCTGTTCGGAAGCAAGAACTATCTTCTCTTGCGAAATATCGTAAGGAAGATCTTCCACGTCGGTACGCATAATTTATGCGACCTAGTGGATCAGTGGAAGGAATGGGGAAATTTCCTATTCCACACACTCGCACAAACTCAAACTATCGGAGAGCTTGTGTCACCTAAGGAGAACAATATTTTCCGAAGGTTAAATGGTATTCCCTATATTAATAGAGTCTACCATGGAGACAAGAGCATGAAGCTAATGCAACATGTCTCTCATCTTTGCTCGAGCAGACAGATGCCATATATGGGATCTTCTGCAGAGAAAAAGTCAATAGAGAAGTTCCAACAGGTTCTCTCCAGTGACTTTGAGCCCAGTCCAAAACTGATATTTCAGTTAAAGGCTGCGGCTAGAAGGATCGGATCCATATGCTATCGCATTAGACCTGGTCCTATACCTGATGGTGTAGCGCATATATCCGTTACATCATCAGGGGAATACAGCCACCCGATCCACTGTGGTGGTCAGGCGGCTGCATTAAAAGAAGCTCTAGAAAGAATACTGACTAGAGTTCCTTTAACGGACGAAGAAGAGAATACTCCCTTCGGCCGTGTAGTGCACCAAAAAGGAATACCTCTTTGGAAAACACTTTTTAGAAGCGAAGTTTTGGACACAGAACTTAACTTCTTAGACTCCTATCACTTAATAAAGGAACAGGAGGGCCGGATTACCGGGCTCGATAGAGTAACCGGTAAACAGGTTATGTACGTGGCGTGGAAGGAATACCAACCACTCCCTGTACTACGTGCTGTTGTGGTCCCAGAGATGGGCAACAAAGCACGAATTGTAACAATATCAGACTATTGGCTGAATATTTTACAATCTCCACTTTCACACGTCTTAGTAGAGGCGTTAAAGTGGCACCCCTCTGTCTTCTCTAGCTTTCACCGACAGGATCAAGCTTTTGAAGCAGTCAAAGGGTTAACTCGTTTAAAGAAGAAATATCTCTCTAAGGACGAGTATGTACTTAGTAGTGACCTAAAGGACGCTACTAACGCACAACGCTGGAGCGTTACGAAAGCAATACTCCAGGGTTTCATACAAGGATATGGACTATCGTTCAGATCCGAGTATGTAGATCTAGTCTTAGGAACTATCGGACCTAGACTAGTGACGTTCCGAGAGGATCTATCGATCCTAACCAAAACGGGTATAATGATGGGAGAAGCTATCGCCAAACCATCATTAACACTCTTAAATCTATCGATTGAAGAGTTGGCATTCCTCACATCTATCGATGCGGAAGGAATGTTATACATGAATGAAGCAGCTCCCTATCGGGACTGGCGATTCATGCATATAGGTGGAGATGATCACCTCGCTAGAGGGCCCATCCACTACCTTCAAGCCATCACAGATATACATATCCGTGCTGGCTCACACATAGATCCTGGGAAACATGGTTTCTCTAAGATCTGTGTTAAATACACCGAAAGAGTGATCAATATTTTGAATCTCAAATTCGGGTATGCCTTTGATCCGAGCGACTATAGTCGGTCCACTATCGTGGACTCGGTCAAAGTAAGACTTCTTGAACGTGGTCAATCGACCATGATGAAGAAGGACAACAAGAATGTGGCGATTGGTAAATCGACACAACTTGGTGGATGTCTAGAATGGTTGCCAACAGACGACCGATTCTACACATTAACGAAGAAGGCAAGTATACGAGCTCTCTTCGTGGAACGTATGGGAAGTTTACTACCTAGAAAGGCCGTAAACCCCCGTGCGTTTGCCGCTATCCACCTGCCTACCAAGGTTGGTGGTTACGGTCTAGGACTTAAATGCGAGTTAGAATACTTTCTCTCACAGAGTCCTGAACCTCATAAAGCGCTTATATATAAGTCACTAATGGGGTTACCTGTTAAGGATGAGTTACGATTGTTTCGCAAACTTAACAGTAATACTTCACGTCGAGGAGTGGAAGATATTCTACTCTTCGAACAGAAGATAATCGATCAATTATCGGAGTATCCTTCGATGATTAATGCGATGAATTGGTGGGAATTGAAACGACAGTTTCCAGACCCACTCAATAACGCTAAGAGGACTATAGCCCTTGCGGCGCAAAGCGGTATTCTCTCTATCGAGGAATTCGCTAAAAGAGCGACTAGAGGAAATCTCTTCCAGGAGCTCTTACTCGGAGCTAAGGACCTAAAGGTCTTTAACACGAGACCATTTGTCCTGACATATAGATATGTTTGGAGCAAATGCGAAGATCTCGATCTATTACAATATGTACCAGATCGGGATCTTACCAATGAGGAAATAGCTATCGCTATCAACTCAATGGTGCCACAGTGGTATTTTGATATTAATCAAATGACCACAATGGATACAGGTTATTGGGATCCGGAAGATCCAGATTCCGAAACCTGGGACTTTAAAGACGACACGTATATTAATAAATATACGGAAGGATTTCCATCCTTCAACGTCGGTTTAAAGTTACTGGGACTCCGACGATAGTCGGAGTACTAGTTACCAGAAATAAAGACTATCGTCCCATATTTCTGGAGCAGATGTACTAAAGTAAGATATTACTCTAGTATCTCTGTATTGGTGACCTCCTATTGGGTATCCCGAAGGAGTAGCCAAAGGTCTACCAACGCAGTCCATGCTTTCCA